GGACGACGAGCACCTGGAGGGTCTCGGCGACCTGACCAACTGCTTCGTCCGCTACTACCACAGGAACGACCGGCCGTACGACGAGTCCAGCGCCCGCAAGAAGAGGCTCATGGAGTACAAGCCGCTCTACGTCAAGAGCGTCCCTTACGGCGGTGACGTGGAGACAATCGAGGACGCCAAGAGGCTCGACGACGAGGAGGCAAGGCAGCTCCTGAAGGCCGACAGCCTGACCATGGCCGAGATGTACATGGACCGCTACCCCGAGCAGCTGCCCACTTTCTGGTCCGGCGAGGACCCGAAGCAGAAAATTTTGGGGATTTTGGCCACCTACGGTAAAAAACTTTAGTAAATGCACTAGTTTTCCTTGCAAAGAAGGTTACGGCAGCACAGATTGCTTTGCGCCGGGACACAAAGAGCAAGGAAACTAGTGATATGATGGATTTCTCCAAGAAAATCGAAGACCGGATTGCACAAATCCTGGAAACGAAGCGCGAATTCAACGTCCTCTACGTGACGGACGACAATTCCCGTCTCGCATGCGTGCGCGGCTACAACGCCATGCAGCAGTTCAAGCAGTTCTACAGCTCCATCGCCGAGGTGACGCTCACCTCGATGGACAGCAAGACTTTCTGCCGTACCAAGCCGGACCTCTCCGGCTACAGCGTCGTGTGGGTCGACAACATCATCAACCGCCAGTTCAACGACATCATGATGGAACGCATGCGCGAAGCCTTCTCGAAGGTCGCACCGGGCTGGAAGGAAGAGGCCGAATCCCTCAAGGCCGACCAGGAAAAGTACGACGAGTACATGAAGGGCGCTAACGAGTTCCGTTCACTCACTCTCCGCGTAGTGTACGCGCTCGATGAATTTGTCTGGGATGCCCCGGCAGCCCGCAACAAGACCATTATCGAGGCCAAGCTCGTGGCAGACTGCCTCGACTACGCCGATACAATCGTTGTCCCGAACAACGAGCTCCGTACCGCCCTCGTGCAGCTCCAGCTCGTCGCCGAGGACAAGGACGTCGTCATCATCCCGTCCTTCGTATCGAGCTACTTCTACCCGACCCACAAGGTATTCCTGAAGTCCAAGGGCGGCTTCACCGCCATCCGCAAGCCGAAGATTCTCGTGAAGGGCACGGACATCCCGCAGAACGTCCAGAACCTCATCATCCACGGCACCGACGAATACGACTTCACCATCTCCACCGTGGCCGACCTCGACCCGCGCCTGATGGAACTCCTCCGTCCGCGCAGCAAGAAGGAAGGACCGCTCGTCCGTCACATTATGCACTGGGCAAACCCGTACGTCACCAGCAAGAACGCCATGGAGACCATGGCAATGGAACGTGACGCCTGTTTCGACTTCGTGCTCCTCACGGAACCCGAACATGTCGACGAGGATATCTACAACATCACCGATACAGACACCGACGCAATCCTGGCAATCTCGTCCGGTTCCGTCGTGTTCGCCCAGATTGCCGAGGCCGGGTTCGAACCTGGCGTGCACATCTGCAACGAATGCGGAAAGGACTTCGTGTTCGGCACGGACACGAGCGTCAAGGAACTCATGGCCATGCTCGAGAAGTGGCGAATCACCGTCAACTGGGACGAAGCCTACACCAAGCAGCGCACGCTCATGGAACACAGGCTCGTTTCCGACCCGAAGGTCCTCGCCGGTTACTTCCATTCCATGCTCGGCCGCCGCGTGAGCACCGCCCTCAAGTCCAAGTTCGACGAGGGCATGGCAAAGCTCAAGAAGAGCAAGGAACAGGAAACGTCCTCGGAAGGGGAATAGCCCAATGACAGGTACGCGTTACTGCATAGTCAAGTACGACAACCTGAGCCTCGAGATTGACCCGGAACGTCCGGGCCATTCCCGTTCTTACGGGAATCCCGAAGTCGCGGCTCCCCAGGCGTTCGAGCGCACGTACGACAGCGCCGAGGAATGCCAGAAGGACGCCGATAAACTGATGGCTACCGCCCGTGGCGAGGAAATCGACATCACACTGGCCAACGGGTCGCACTACAAGGGACCCAGGTACAACTACATCGTAGCGGAGGTTACGCGATGAGCAACGGAATTGAAGGATTCGACGAGGAGACCCGCTCGCTTCTCATGCAGGGCATGAGCGCGGACGCATTCCAGGCTTCCCTGGGCATGGCCGCGATGGGCGACAAGGAACTCGCCGAGACAATCAGGCGGGAGCACGAGGAGCTCGCCAGGGACATGGAGGCGAAGAACCGGGAGGCGCAGAAGCGCAGGGCCGAACTGGTTACCGGGAAGACCGAACCGGAAGTCCCTCAGTCGGCAATTGAGCAGAAGCCCGTAAAGAAGAGGGGGAAGAAGGGAATGAAGAAACAGGAAGCCGCCAAGGTGGCCAAGCCCGAATTCATCAGGCAGCCGGAAACTGAAGGGCACGCGCCTATCGCGCCCGCTCCGGCACTCCCGGAGCAGCCCGAGCCGGGCACCGGCATGCATACCGCCGGGTTCACCCAGGCCGACCTCGAACTAATCCAGAGCGTCAAGGCGTCGCACGCAAGGAGTCGCGACCGTTTCGTCGAACAGCAGGAAACCGTCCATCCCGGGGCATACGATGCCCGCCTGATGGACCCGCGGTACATCCAGCCGCAGCAGACGCCGGAGCAGCCACGGATTTCCCCGGAATACGCCAGGGACCGACTCGCGAACGACCCGATGCTGGCCGGTCCGCATCCCGACCCGAACTACCGGGGCGAACTACCGGGGTGGAGTCTCGAATCCGAAGCCAGGGAGCGCGAATACCGCCGGCTCAACCAGGCCGCCCAGGAGGACCCCGGCATGCAGGAAAGGAACATTATCGACGAACACAATGTGGCCGCCTATAACGGCCGGGGAAATCCTGGCTATTACCAGCAGCCCATGCAGTATGCACAGCCGCAGATGCCACGCATGCAGCCGCCGGTAGGAAACATGGCAAATACGCAGGCCTTCCTGGAAGCGTCAGCCAAAATCCAGCCGACCCCGGCGCAGGCTATGCCGCCCGCCGAGCCCATGCAGCAGAATGTCGTGCCGATGCGCCCGCAGGAAGTTCCTCAGGCGCAGAAGCCGATATTCGACCCGGGTGTACCGAACAAGGACTTCGAGGCGTTCACGGCAATCTCCGACTGGCCGTCACACGGCATCTTCTACCCGGAGACAGTCTATGGGCAGGCGCTCAAGACGGTCGACGTGTTCATGCTCGCCGACGCCACGGAGGAGGACATCAATTCGACGATGACCACCATCCTCGGGCGCAGGCTCCGCGGGCTAGCCTCCCCGGAAGACATCCTGTCGGGCGACGAGGAATACCTCCTCTACTGGCTCCGTGCGTCTTCCTACCCTGAAAACGACTACGGTCTGCCCAAGATGAGGTACGACTGCCCCAAGTGCGGTCGCCAGTACCGCGACCTCGCCGCCGTCCAGATGCTCCCGGGAGTATCATTCAACGACCTCGAGTTCCGTACGGAGACGCCGCCGGAACAGGTCGCGGCGATGCACGCCGAGAAGGGATACGTGGAGTTCACCGCATACGACGGCAGGGAATGCAACGTGTACCTCAAGCGCCGTAAGCACGACCGAATAGTGGACGAGTACGTCGCCGCGTGGGAGGACGCCCACGACGACGTGTTCCCGAGCTACAGGAAGCAGGGCCTCGCAATCGCTTCCGTGATGGAAATCGAGGACTGCGACGACATGACCGAGAAGCTCGAGTACATCGAGTCCTATCCGCTCGCCGAAAGGAACAAGTTGTTCATGTCCGTGCTCAACGCGCAGCTTGTGACGAAGACCTACGTGCATCTCAAGTGCCCACATTGCGGAGGTACGGCAGTTTTGCCGTATCCGTTTCGAATTCGAAACTATGTGGCCTCGCTATAGCAAGAAGGACATAATCAGGGACAAGTGCATCATATCCGAGATGACCAGCAACTCGTTCGCCGTGTGCGACCAGCTGTTCTTCCCGGAGTTCCTGGAACTCTCCAGTTACGCCAGCGCGAGATTCACCGCGCTGTATCCTCGGGTGGATTCCGGGACGGACCTGGATAAACTGTAGATTGCTATATTTGGTGGACTATGGGCGACATCAACCGCATATATCTCGACATGGACGGGGTCCTCTGCGACTTCGACGCACGGGCCGACGAGTACGGCTGCAGGAAGTACCCGGGGAAGGACCCGGGTGCCATCGACTGGAACATACCCAAGGCCGTCGGCCCGGACTACTGGGCCAACATGGCGTGGATGCCGGGTGCCGAGGAGTTCTTCCTGAAGTGCCGCGAGATGTGCGACGCGCTCGGCATAGAGCTCGGCATACTTACGGCAATCGAGATTCCGGCCGGAGTCAAGGGCAAGTGCCTGTGGGTACACTGGAACACCGACATCGACAACGAACACCTCATCATCGTGAGGAAGGGCACCGAGAAGCTGCGGTTCGCCGCGCCGGACAGGCTACTTGTCGACGACACCCCGAAGAACGTCGACGCGTTCCGTGCGGCGGGAGGCCAGGCCGTCCTGTACCGGAGTCCCGGGCAGGCGTTATCCGACATAATCAAGCTCGTTTAGAATTCCGATGGCCGCCTGGATTGGCGGCCATCTTGATATAAACTCCTGTTTTGAGGAATAATCCATGGCCAAAACGGGAACTACAACAGACGAATCCACGGCGGTGCTGAAAGAGCTAGAACAGAAGATGTCCAGCATGATGGGCATCGTCGACGGCCTGTCCAAGAAGGTTGACGACGAGTACAACATGTTCGTCAACGGCAACAGCCCGTACTTCCTTAACATATCCAGCGCGCTCGGCTCGTCGCTGCACGAGAGCGAGATGGACCGCCGCCTCTACGAGGAGGCCATGGAGCAGAACCGCCAGGCACAGCAGATGTCCGGCATGAAGTCGCCGGAACGGGGCGACAGCAATTTCTGGTCTTCGGCATTCACCCCGACGCCGGTGTCCCAGGCTGAAATCCAGGCGAACGTGATGAAGTCCGCATTCAGCGACAACGGTGTCATCGACACGTTCAAGAACATGTTCTCCGGAATCGCGAAGCCGGAAACAAATTCCAAGGAACTGGGGGATGTAATCAAGGAGGCCATGCGCAGCGAGGCCGACGGCAGGACATTTGGAGAGAAGGCCCTGGACAGCCTCGGTTTCCGCACGGTCACCAAGGGAATCAACTGGTTCGCCGACCGGGACATCCGCAAGGAAGAGAAGGCGACGACAAAGGACCAGGGGACAATCAAGCGCGAGCAGAAGCAGCTCGACCGGCTTTCAGCAAAGTACAGGAAGCTGAAGGCTTCCGGCGCCAGCGAGGAGAAGCTGCAGGAACTGCAGGAGCAGTATACCGCCCACAAGGAAAAGCAGACCAGCGCAGCCGAGAGAATTCGCGAGCGCAGGAACGACGACCTTGCCGAAATCGGGATGCCCACTAAACAGAAGGAACAGCCATTCACTTTCGACTGGGCGAAGTTCAACGAGGAATTCAGGAAGATTGGTGCAAACCCGGCAATGCAGCCGGATAACCGGGCGGCCCCGGCTGCGGCCGTGTCCAGCGCCCTGGCACCTACCGTGCGCAAGCCAGGCACGCAGGAAATTATAGAAGCGGAACTGGTGGACGATACCAGGACGAAGGACGTAACCAAGGACAAGAACGAGCCGGTCGAACTTGCCAAGGAAACCAAGGGTGCGCTAGCTCCGGTTGGCGACGCCAAGGAAGCGGCGGATATTCAGCGCAAGCTCGACACCACGCTCAGGCCTGATTTCTACAAGGAAGGGACGGCGTTCTTCAAGAAGGTCAATTCGGGTGAACTCATGTCGGCCCTGTCGGGTGCACTCGGCGGAGGGGCGCTTGGTGGCGCGGCGAAGGCGGGGCTCTATGCAGCAGCGGCCACGGCAGTCGTGGCTTCCGTCGCCAAGGTTGGTCAGGCGGCAATGCTCGTCAAGGACTGGTACAGCGCAAGCAGCGAGGCCGTCGACAACGTCAAGAAGATGACGGAGCAGAACAACGCCAACCTCGAGAAACGTAAGAACGGTGTCAACGACGACATGCTTTCCGCTACCCAGGAATCCAATACTGCTGACCAGGAACTGCATGAAAGCGAGGAATCCTGGGCTGATTCTGCCGGCAGTTTCGTCAAGGATACTCTGTTTGGTGGCTTATTCGGTAAATCGGACCGCAAGAAGGCACAGGAGAAAGCCGCCGCTGCCGAAAAGAAGCGACAGGAAGAGCTCAAAAAGTATGGTTCGTTGAGGGACGCAGCCAAGAAGGCCGGTGTCGACATCAATAACGTCGAGGAGATGAATAAGTTTAAGTCCGAGTATGACAAGGAACAGGCGGAGCGCAAAAATGCCGCGAAACTTGCCATGGGGAATCTCCAGGAATCCGGCCAGGAAGCCACGGCGCAGACGCCGGGGTCCAAGGTTGACACCGAGAATACCGAGACGGCCGAGGAGCAGGCGAAGCGGCAGGAGGAGACCATGTTCAACGCGATGAAGCGGGCGCTGCTCGACATCGACGTACAGAGGCAGAACGAGGAAAACGCTAAGATTCAGGGCAAGCAGATTGACCAGAGTCTCAATGGAAGGAAATAAGGCATGGCGGAGAAGTCTAAAATAGTCAGGTACAAGCCGTTCCCGAAGCACGAGAACACCCCGGGCGTGAACGGCCAGGGAGGTAGGCACTACCATTCGGACAGCCTTCCGCTGCCCAACGTCGTCCGTATCGAGATACTGTCCCCGATTGCAAAGGCGAGGTACCTCGGACAGTTCCACAGCATGATGGAGGGTTTCCGGCAGCAGCTGGCCAATTCAATCATGACTCCTGACGCCACGCTGCCGTTCTACGGGTTCTTCGACCCAGAAGAAAACGGTGGCATCGGATTCGACATCAACGCCAACTGGGAACAGGACAGTTCTAGCATGCTGGACTCGATAGCCCAGAGCGCGGGAAAGATTCCTGTCATAGGCGGTGCAGTCGGCAAGGCAGCCGGCGTGGTTTCCGGCGTTTCCAAGGTGGCGAACAAACTTGTCGGCGCCATGGGCATGGACAACACCAGCACCGGTTCCTGCACGATGAAGAGCTTCAGCAAGGCGTCGTTCGCCTTCAACAAGACTGTGAAGTGCAGCTGGTACATGCCGGAGCAGGAGGTCCAGGCACGGGTGTCCATCACCCGCCTGATGAAGATGGCCTACGTGAGGAACTTCGACCTGAATTCCCGCAACGACTACGCGAAGAAGGTAGCCGATGCTTTCCGGGCGATGAGCCAGCAGATTGAAAGTTTCAACCAGACCGAGGGACCGAACGGGTTGGCCGGCAACCTGCTCAGCAACGGTGCCCACCTGATGGCCGGAGCGGTAGACACCATCGGCGATATGACCGGCGTGACACTGGACAGCGTCATCAACGGGGCAATCGACCTCAACGCCTTCTTCGGCGGCGCGCTGACTGTCGCCCCGATGCCTGTCCGCCTTACCATGGGCCATATTCTCGACATCGAGCCCCTTGTTATTACCGGCATCAAGATTTCCGGCAGCAAGGAGCAGTTCATGACCACCGACGGGACGAACATCCCGCTGTTCGTCAACGCGGACATCAGTTTCGACATGTGGATGATTCCCGACCCGAACAAGGGCTTCGTCCGCTGGCTCGGCGACGACGTGTTCAACATCGGTTACACCAACGCGGTATCGGAGAAGGGGAGTAGCAAGTAATGGCAAAGGAAGCATTCCCTCGCATGAGGGCACACAGTTTTTCCTACGCGGACACGTTCACCGTGCCGTCCTACATCGCCGGCCGTCTCGACCTAATCGTAAAGGACAAGTACGGCGAGCCAAAGGCCTACAAGGCCATCGCCGCCGCCAACGGCATAGTCGACGCGTTCACCACCCGTCCGGGTATCCGTCCGGCGACGGAGGCTCTCGAAAATGAGCTAGTTTTACGCGGGGTAAAGCCGTCCAAGGCGAAGGCCGCCGCCGACAGGATAGACGAGGAACGTGTCCTTGGCGACATGGACTGGCTCGCCTACGGCAACATGGTCGCCGGCAACATCACGGACGTGACCCCGGAGAGGATTATGTTCGTGCCGACGCCGAGCACCGCAGTGGCATGGCTCGAGCGATACAATACGCTCAATGAAGAGGAAGACGAGGAAGACTGATGGGAAAGTCCAAGGTAGGTGAACGGTATTCGGTCAGCATCGGCCTGGTGAAGGCCGGCAACGACTCCAGCAAGGAACTGGTCGTGTACAACGACGCTTCCCTGCACGCGTTCGAGTTCATCGTGCCCATGAACGGGCTGCCGGCAGGACGCACCAAGATTGTGTGCGACGCCGGGGTCGTCGGCAACCCGAGCAGCGGAAGTTACGGCAAGCTGTTCGTGGACGGTCTGCTTCCCGGCGGAAAGGTGATGGAGCTGCCAATCTACGTGAATTCCCTCGTCCGGAACAACATCTCGCAGGAAGTAGTCAGTCTCGACCTCGAGTTCACCCTCGGGCACGAGAAGCTGCAGAGTGTCATGGAGTCCATCGCGCTGGAAGGTACAAGCGTCGACGCCGTGAACAAGCTGTTCGCTGCACAGGAAATCGAAATTATCGACGACGTGTCTCCCGCAAAGGGCTCCACCGGGGTCAGCGACAACATGATTTGGCGCTTCGTGGCCGGGACCCTCCCGGAACACCTCCTCAACGTAATCGTACGCTCGTCCCTCCCGGGAGACCTGCTGTACTGGGTATACGACGATTCCGCGCTCACCTTCAGGATGGGCACTTTCAACGTATCCAAGGCTTCCAAGCACAAGAATTTCTTCATGTACACGTCGGATGCTGTCACCACCACCAATTCGGCCACGCACAACGTCAAGGGAACCGACACGAACATATGGTACTATTCCGGGTACTCCCCGTCTGACCTCAACGGCGAGACCAGGGAGGCCCGCTCGCCGAACCTGGTGATAGACAGCACTGCATCCGGCAGCGCCAAGGACAGCGGCACCTGCAGCAAGGACTGCTGGAAGGCGGTAATCGGCTCCATGGGCGCAAACGAGCAGTTCATCGAATCGGAGACCTACGGGCCGCAGAAGATGGTGAAGCCCTTCCCGGCGAACACCCACAAGACATACGCCATAGCCCCGCATGTCCGCCAGTACATGATGGCAGAATATTCCAAGATGGTGACGCTCCGCATATACAACCACCCGGGGCCCGCCGTGGGTTCCTGCGTGTACTTCTACGCCGCGTCGCCGAAGCTGAAGAACGGGGACTTCCTCCCCGACGAGAACTACACCGCCAAGTACATCGTGCTGGGCAAGAAGATTATGAAGGCCGCCACGGTGAACACCGGCCTGCTCGGCAGGGAACGCCCGGCAAACACGTCGGACCTGGTGACCGAGATTACCATGGTATCCAACGCCGGGTACGACGGGGCGAAAAGCGCCGACTACAAGCAGGTGACCGAGCTCGCGTCGGCAATCACGAGGGCGCTGGCTAAGGAGACCAAGAAATGACGAACGAATTTCCAGACTACGGCGAAGTGCTTAACTCGCTCAACCCGGCGTCGGCCGTTCCGATGGGCAGGCTTACGTTCCCGTACTACTACGCGCAGGTCGTCGGCTCTTCCGTTGACCCTAACCGGGTCGGGTGCGTGCAGGCAAGGGTAAGCGGTGTCACCGACCTGTGGGAGGACAAGTTCCAGCCGTGGTTCGCCCCTCAGCTCACTACCGGCATGCAGCAGGTCCCGCAGAAGGGGCAGTGGCTGATGGTGCGCTTCCTTGACGGGGACATCAACCAGGGCATGTACTACGGCGTGTCGCAGACGAAGCACTTCCTCCCGGAGAACTTCGTGGGGGAATACCCGGATATCGCCGTGCTCAACCTTGGAGAGAGCGACTACCTATACACGCACAACCGGAGGACCCACGTGTCCGACATAAGGAATCCCGGGAACAACTCCGGGATTACCTGGAACGAGGCCGGGGAAATCACGGTGGACTCGTCCAACGCGTCCGAGGAGGAGGGCTCCTCGTCGGTATCAGTCCTGACCGAGGCGACCATAGACATCTTCACCTGCAGGCCCGTAGGCAGCCCGAGCAACGGGGTGCGCTCCGGCTCCGAGTACCTGAGGGTCCCGCACATTTCCAAGGCCACCGTGGACGCACTGCGCGGCAACGGTAGCGGTACCGAGACCGTGGTCAAGAGCGTGCAGGATTCCGAGGCCGACGGCCAGGATACCAGGCAGCTCGACGGCCTCAACGGGACATACACGGTCCCGTTCATGGAATCCCCGGCAAGCAAGCGGCGTACAAACAAGACCAACAAGAGGATAATCATCGGTACCACCGGGGGAAGCCCGCTCGCCTCCTATCTCGGCTCCGTTACGGCAACCGAGTCCAAGACCTGCGTGCACTACCTCGTCGGCCTCGGCGACGGACAGCCGGACATCATCTCGTCCCTTGCCGACCAGGCGGCCGCGAAGAACCTCGGGTTCATCCAGTGCGCCGAGACATGGAACGACGGCACCTACGGTTCCGACATGACGGGCAAGAAGAACGTGGACGCGGTTTCCGTGGTGTTCTACGGCAACGGCGAACTGAACAAGTACCAGGAAGGCAAGCTGATGGACATCGTCAACCACGTCAAGAAGGCGGGCAGCCTCGACGAAATCGAGGTGGTCGCGTTCAAGTCGATGAACCCGCTCGACACCAGGAACCTTGCATACATGAACCTGTCCGCATTCGAGGGGGTATACTGATATGGCAGTGAAGACATGCGAAGAAGTCATTGACGGGGCCTCTTACGCCGGCGAAGGCGGGAAGCAGGTAACCCGCTCCAGCGAGTGCGGCGGTAGCGAGGGGGATTTCCTCGACGCCGTGATGAACGCCGCCGGGTACGTTTCCGCGAAGGCCACCGAGCTCTACGACTACGACTGCTCCGACCACCTGCTGGAGTGGCTGTACAGCGTGTGCCCGCAGCTCAAGGCTGTCGGCAACGGCATAGACAATGTCGTCAGCAAGCTCAACTCCATTTCTACCGGAATCGGCATCTCGGACTTCGTCCAGAACGCCGACATCACCAAGTCCATATGCAACGTAGTGCTTACTCTCTTCGGCAACGTGACCGCCTGGCTGGAGGTGCTGACCAAGGCGGCGTTCGCGCTTTTCGGCAAGATTGACGCCGCCAGGGAGCGCATGCAGGCAGCCCTGCAGTCACTCAACGGTGCCGTGATGAACTGCATACTCGACGTGTACAACATGCTCGAGAAGTACCTCACCGGCATGCTCAACGTCGGGCTCGGTTTCGACTGGGACGGCCTCGAGGCGTTCCTCAACGCGTGCCCGTGCATCTGCCGGTTCCTCGCGTTCGTCACCTGCTGCGACACCGACTCCGACGGGAACAACATTTCCAACGAGCCGGACAAGGTGCTGAACTGCATCCGCGAGAAGTTCTGGTTCATCGACGGCGCAAACCTGACCGTCGGCCTTTCCACCATAATGAACGACTACATCAGGCAGTACCTGCTGCTCATGTTCGACGCGATAGACCTTGGGATAATCAGCCTGTTCAACCTGTTCATCAAGCCGCTGCGGATGCTGATAAAGGGATACGCCGACTTCCTGCGCAAGCAGTGGGACGTCACGTTCCTAATCGACCCGCTCAAGGTTTCCCACCTTGACTGCCTTCTCGTGTACAACAAGAAGGTCGACAACGGCAAGACGGTCTACACGATGAGCATCCTCAACATGATGGACAGCATGAAGCAGTGGATTGGGTGCCTCGAGTACCCGTGCCTCGCGCTGTCGGAGCGAATCAAGAACAAGGTCAAGAAGTTCAACGAGGACTTCAGGCTTACCGGCGACTACTGGAACCGCGAGTTCGAGGCGGACATCTACGTTTGCTGCATGAGGGCCGACGCGGCTTACGAGCAGGACATCTCGCTCGAGAAGATGGGTTCGCTCTGGGGAGACCTGCTGGACAGGCTCCGCGCAATAAACAGCCGCGCCAAGAACGGCCTGGCGTTCGCCAAGGTGACGTACGGCGTGGAAGCCACCGGGAAAATCGCGTACGACACCAAGGGCATGCGCGACGACTACAGGACCGAGGAATACGAGGATAGCCCGACTACAGGCGACTCCGTGAAGATGGCCGCGCAGTTCTACGATTCCCCTGACCGGGAGAACGACATCAACGTCGGCTCGGAACCGATTTCCACGCAGGAGGACGAGCTCATCCGTGCCGTAGGCGTGTCCATCGCGCAGGGCTGCGAGGAGGACACCTACTTCGTCGAGAAGTGGTACCAGTACCTCCGTTTCGCGGGCATGTACGAGCTCAGCAACGGCACCGTGGCGAAGCTCCGGGAAGTCCGGGACAGCGCCGGCGGGCTGAAGGCCGACTTCGGCGGCGGGTATGAGACGAACTTCCCCGCCGTGACGAGAAGGGAGCCGTCGGCCGTGGGGCCGGAGGACCGCGAGGTCAACTACTGGGTCGATTCCGACTACGACGGGAAGCGCGTGGACAAGATACAGAACATTTCCTGGGAGAAGCAGGGCGAGGGCGAGAGCCTCGCGGCCTACTACGCCAGGATGTACGCGACGGCGGTATAGGCATGGCTAGACGGAAGAGAAAATCGGATGCCGGCCTGGAGGCCACCGGGGCCGCCCCGCGCAAGCGCCGCAAGAACTATTACAACGACTGCAAGAAGGGGTTTTACCATATACTGAACCCCGGGAAGTACATGCAGGAGGGTGTCACCGAGGTGGAGTACAAGTCCGACTGGGAGCGCCGGTTCTGCGTATTATGCGACGGGAACGAGAATGTCATCAAGTGGGCCTACGAGCCGTTCGACATCCCGTACAGCTCCCCGGTTCTGATGAAGCAGTCCCTTTACAAGCCTGACATTTACCTGGAAATCAAGTATGCCGACGGGCATGTCGAGAAATGGCTCATAGAAATCAAGCCCGTGGCATATTCCATAGTCCCCAGCCCGCCGAAGCCTCTTCCGCCGGGGTGCCAGGACCCCAAGAAGATAGCCTCGTTCCAGAGGCGCATGGCCTCGTACCAGCGAAAGAGCCTAGACGTGGCCACCAACTTCGCCAAGTGGGAAGCTGCCGAGCAGTGGTGCCGGCGTCACCAGGTCAACTGGATGATTTTCAACGAGCAGAACAGCCGCGGGCTGTTCAAGGGCTCCATTTCAGTCTAATATGGAATAGTTTTCCTACCAGAGGAAAACGACGATGGCAAAACCATGCTGTGGCGACCCGGTCCGCATAGACGGGATATACAAACCGCTTAGCCTTCGCCTTCTCGAGTACGGGAAGGACGCCTACAGGGAGACGACCAGCAGCCAGCGGGTCATCATGTGGGTATTCTCCTTCTACGAGGCGAAGGACGAGTGTCCCGTGTGCAAGCACGGAATAGAGACCATGTACAACTGGTTCAACAAGTACGGCCTGCTGGAGAACCCGGCCAGGGGCGTCAGGATTGTCATCGACGACGAGGCCTCCAAGAGCGCCATACTCGACGACATGCACGTGGACTTCGCGCCGGTCAACATATTCACGGACGCCGACGGCAAGGTCATAGACATGCTGTTCGAGTTTCCCAACGAACCTTGGCTGGACAAGTACATCCTGCCATTCATCCAGAAGGATTCAACACTACTATGAGAGAAAAGGTATACATCATCGGATACACGATGGACGCAATTATGGAGGCGGTAAGCGTCTCCTCGCAGGGTTACGAGGTGGAATTCCTTGCCACGGCCGACGTGGGCAAGCCCCTGGATGACTACGGGGACCTCATTTCCGCAAGGTACAAGGAAGTGCTAGACGTGCTCCTCCCGGGACTCCTCGAGTACAAGCAGTACGCAAACCCGAGGTTCTTCTACATCCCGTACGACCGCGTGGCAATCAAGAACACCACCAACGGCGTGATACAGTTCCCGCTGTCCAAGAAGTCGTTCTGTGACGACGGGGAATGGAAGGCGTGCGTTGAGGCATTCGAGAAGCCGGAAATACAGTCCGTGCTGTCCAACAAGGCCAACGCCCCGTCCAAGCTCGTCACGGCCATGAAGTCCGGGATGCCGTCAGCGTTCGCCGAGACGTTCTGCAAGGCGATGCAGACCACGCGCTGGAGGGGGACGCAGCTGTCCCACCTTACCATGTTCGGGTTCGACTACGAGTTCCCGCTTACCGAGCTCGCCAACGATTCCTACAACGAGTACTACTACAGGCCGACCAACCACACCTACCACGAGATTTGTGCCGCGCTCACTAACATCTTCGGTATCACGGTCAGGCTCGCCGACCAGGAGACCGCCAAGAAGTACATCACGGACCGCACCGTGGATGGCAAGGTCATCATCATGGACAACCGTGTCGACCAGTACCTGGACTACATCGCTGGAAAGTTCGACCGTACCAGGATGTGGTGCGTCCCCGAGAAGCTCCCGCAGGAAATCAGGTACTCCCGGGAAGGACTCTACTACACCCCGCTCAACTCCTGCTGGGCAGTGTCGTCGTTCGACGGCGAGTGCAAGAAGTTCATGGCGGAGCCGGTCAACACCCTGTACGACGAATTCATTTCCGAAATACCGTCGACCAAGACCAACATCAAGCTGCACAGCCAGTACTGCGCGCTGGTGGAACGTTACGGCGACAAGAAGCTGGACCTCGGCCAGAGAGTCGAGACGCTGATAAAGGCATAGCATGTTCTACACCGTAATTCCCTGCAGGAGAGGCGAGCACGTCGCGCAGGTCGTCGCGGAGCTGAAGCGCCAGGATACGCGCATCGTCGTGGTCCGGGACCGATGCTCCGTCGAGTGTCCGGGTGCCGACGTCGTCCTCGACAGCAGGGTAGGTGAAGGTTTCATGGCGGGATACTGCCGCGACATCGGCATAGACTACGCGCTGGCCGAAGGAGCGGACGCAGTGCTGACGGTCGACGAGGACTGCATACCGCAACGGGACATCGTGTCGGCGCACGCCGCGGCCGTATCCCGTGGATTCCCGGTGATTTCCATCGGCCGCCGGCTGGAGTCGAGGCTGGGATGGAAGGACCCGAGGGAAGTGGGAGACGCGGGCAACTGGCACCTGTTCTCCTCACGCGGCAGCATCGTGCAGAACGTCAGCTGGGTACGGAACTGCCTCGCCACCTGGTCATGCAACCTGTGCATGAATGCGTCGGCCATTAGGATAATGCGCAGGGCCATGCGTCGAATTTGCGGAGAGGACAGGGTGTTCCATCCGGCCTTTGACGGCCATTGGGGCGGCGAGGATTCATACCTTGCCTACTTGGCCTGGGCATTCAGGATAACGATGGCATACCTCCCGATGGGGGCGAACGCGGTAAAGCATATGGACCATCCCAGGCCCGAGCCCGAATACGGAAAGGGCTTCAAGGAAACCCTCGAAGCCCAGGTTGATAATCTCAGGAAATATACCGTGGCCAACCCGGTCACACTCGACGACATAACGGACTAGCTCCTGCGCTGTCCGTGCATGTTGTACTTGAACTGGCCGCGGAGCTCCTTTGCCGCGGCTCCGCTGTTTATGTACTTCTGGTACATCTTCGGCTGGTACGCCTCGAAGGTCGCGTTGTTGTAGGCGGCCTGCCACGTGCCGTGGTCCACCTCGTAGAAGCCGATGTTGTAGTCGCCGTACGGGCACCAGTCGACATTGGTCAGGGTGGTCTGGCAGCCGGTGTTCTCGTACTCGGCCGACTTGCTCGGGTCGATGCCGCGGGTGGTGTTGTCGCGGAGGTAGCGCATCTGGTCCTTGAAGGTGCCCTGGTACGCGTTAGGGTACTTCAGCTGCACCTGGAAGGTGTACGGGGACGAGCTCTCGTAGTTGACGTTGATTGTCGGGGCCTGCAGGGTGATGCAGGAGTTGAACTCGAACATCTGGCCGATTACGAGGTCGGTCATGCAGGGGTTCTTCTCGCGCTCCTCTATCGACTTGCGGGAGTTGCCCTCGGTAAGGCCCTCGGTCAGCAGCTCGACCATCACGTTGATTTTCTGGAGGGTGCTCCTCGGCTTGAAAAGCAGCGGGGAGAACTGCACGTTGAACAGTGCGTTGAAGAAGTTGTACCACATGAGGTACGGGTCGTCGGTGACCTCTATGGCCATCGTGTTGTCGCAGTTGATGCCGGTGACGACGGGGTAGTGAATCTGCTTGGTCGTGTCCATCATCGCCTTGGAGACGGTGGCCGTCGGGGTCGCGATGTTGACGGACTTGGCCGCCCAGAACATGTTCAGTACGCCGCTCTTCGGCTCGTAGCACATCTCGAGCCACTTGTCGAAGATGCTCTTGCGGAAGTTGTCGTTGGTTCCCGGGAAGGGCTTCTTCCTTCCAAGGTCGTACTTGTCGGCGAAGGAGTTCTGGTCCATCACGCGGAGCGCCTCGTCCACGTAGGGGCCGTAGAAGCCGACATGGTACTTGTTCACCACGTGCCCGCGGGCAAGCTGGTAGAACTTCGGCATGTAGTAGTCGAGAATTCCCAGGTGCGCGTCCGCGGCCGCCTGGGTGTCCTTGTATCCGCTGCCCATCATGTTGACGGCCTGTGCGCCGGAGCGCCAGTCGCCGGCAATTCGGATACCCTTCTCTACTTCTACCTTTGCCATTCGGTTACCTTAAGTGTTTACGTTGTCGTAAGCGTTCGAGCTCGTGCTCACGCATATCGCGCTCATGTAGCTGTTCGGGTCAGGAAGGCGGATGATGTCCTTCAGCTCGTACAGCACGCTGATGTTGAAGGGCACCGGGTCGACCGAGCCCGGGTTCGGCTGCAGGTCCGACAGGTTCGTAATCCTGCAGCGCTTGAACCGCACAATCATCCTCTCCTGCGAGTTGTCGTCCGCGCAGTGGATGTCGATGTACGGGATGAACGTGAGCCTGTTGCGGTACCTTCCATCCAAGCCAAATACGCGGTGGTTCATGTCGAGCACCGGGAATCCCCCGGTGATGCCGCTCATCACCGTGTCCATGTACCTGTGGAGCCCCCACCAGTTCTCGTATCCCTGGTCGGCGAGCATCGTTATGGTCAACGCGCCGTCGTACTGGTTGTCTTCCTGGGTAGGAATCCTGGTACGGAACTTGTAGTGGTATTCGAACTCGAACGACTCGGTGAGGCCGTTGCAGATGTACGTCTTGATTAAGGCGTTAATCATCTCCGGTACCGGGGCGGTGTGCGGCTTAGGCGTGTCCACGGCGTCTCCCGCCTCGTCGTGCCACGACACCGGGAGAGGGCCGACGGTACAGCGCCAGAAGCCCTGGTGCACCGGCACCGGGGCCTTGCGCATTATACGCACGGTTTCCCTTGTCGTGGGACGGAGGTTAGCCATCGGCTACCCCTTGAACCCGTCGATAGGCTTGAAGACCTTCTTGCCTTCCTTCATCGCGGATTTCGGGCTAACGATGCCGGTGTGGTCTCCCTTGCCCGGCTTGGCGGCGTTGGACTGCACCACTACGTTGTTCGGCGTGGCCTTGAGCTTGCCGTCGAACGTCTTGACCGTGGTGACCGTGCCGCTCACGTCGTTAACCTTCGGCTTGGATACGTTGAAGATTCCCGGGAGCTTCTGCTTGCCCATGGCGGCCTTCGGCTTGACGATGCCGGTGTGGTCGCCCTTGCCCGGCTTCGCGGCCTCGGACTTCACCACGACGTTGTTCGGTGTGGCCTGGAGCTTGCCGTCGAATGTCTTGACGGTGGTCACGGTGCCGCTCACGTCGTTCACCTTCTTGCTGGTGTCGATGAGGTCAGGAATCCTCTGCTTGCCCATTGCTTCCTTCGGCTTCACGATGCCGACGAGCTTGCCCTTGTCCGGGCTTGCTGCCTTGGATGCGGTCACGAACTCGGCGACCCCGAGCTGTTCGGTCTTGCTGGAGACCTTGCCGCTCATTTCCTTGGTGGCGACCCTCTTGAGGGCCTTCACCGAGCCGACGAGCTTCTTCGGGTCCGGCTTCTGTGCGAAGGAGTCGAGCACGACGCTACCGAAGTTGTCCACCTCGGTGACGGGCTTGGCGTTCTTCTTGTCGCGTGCGCGCTTGCCGGCCAGGAAGTCTTCCCAGACCTTGTCCATGCGGACCTCGCCGGGGTTGAAGTCGACCTTCGGCTTCACGACGCCGGTCTTGTCGCCGAGTTTCACGGCTGACTGGGGGCCCTTCGGCGACCAGAACTGGAAGTAGGTATCCGACTCGAGGTCGGCAGACTTACCCTTTTCCTTGTTCTTGGCTTCCATGATGATGTTACCGAGTTCGGCTTCGGTAGGCAAATCGTACATGTCGATACTCATAGGTGGATATCCTTAAAATGCATTTGCAAGTAGTTTATATGGGGGCCGCCCGGGAGTTCCCGGTATAAACTTTGGATTAACGCAGGTAATCAGATGAAAGCTCGTAAAATCGCAGGCATCCGTCTTATCAACTACATCAACGACGGCATTACGTGGAAGAGTCACAAGGACATCATCCTCGATTTCTGGATTATGAAGAAGTGCCAGGATTACGGCTACACCCCTTACCAGTTCCGCAACATGTTCCGCGTGGTCGAGCTTCCCACGGAAGCCCAGGAGAAGTACCAGGAGTGGTTCGAGAAGTACGACTTCCAGAACGACACCGACAAGGCGTGGCTTGATTTCGTCAACGGTACTTTGAACCTGTTCTACAGGACTGACAACCCGAAGGCCGAGGACGACGCGTGCTGGTACATCGACATGATGCAGTCCGAGGTCGAAGCACGCCAGATAGTCACCGAGCAGGTGTACCACGGCTCGCCGAACCTCAACGCGTTCTGGAAGATTTCTACCGACTCGAAGCCGGAAGAAGTCGGTGGCCGTCGTAACGGGTACATCTACGTTTCCAAGCTCGGCGAGGTCACTCCCAAGGATACCGACGGCTACTACTGGGGCGTCGTGTTCCAGTGTCCGGAAACTGTAAGTCTTGGATTCAACGACAACGGCGTGAACCGCAGGAAGTGCATCGCGTGGGCGGCAAATGCCGAGCACATGACGCTGGTCCGCATCGGTGCCGACGGTCGTTTCACCATCGTCCCGGTATTCGTGGAAGGGAAGGCATGGAAGGCTGACCGCTGGATTCCGGAAGGACAGGTCAACCAGCTGCCCATGTCGTCGACAGCCCTGCTCAGGTACATTACCGACAAGTACGCATCGCTCTACGGCGTATGGGACCGCATCGACGAGAAGGTCAAGAACATCCGTGAACAGTCCACCGCAAGGCTTACCGCGTTGAACACCTTGAACGACGAAGAAATCAAGGTCGGTCGCGTCATCGGCGACCTGGACAAGTTCGTCCGCGAGGGTAACGTGTCCGACGCCAAGCGCGAGTACAACAAGGAAGTCCGCAAGGCCGTCCTGAAGAAGCTGCGCGTCAGGGAGAAGGAGGCCCGCAAGGTCGCCAACGACGTTGCCAAGGCCGAACGGAGAAAGGACAAGAGGGAACGTTCGAAACTGAACGTCACCATCAATCCAAACTAAAAGAAAAGCCGGCGTCAAAGCCGGCTATTTTCAATCGTACGGATAGGTCTGCACTTCGCTTATCGTGAGGTTCAGCCCGATGGACTTGTATGTCTCTGCCATCTGCTTCACGTAGCCCTCCGCCTGTGTCAGTGACTCACAGTCGGCTATAGGCGTT